TACACTATTGCGTATTTGTTCTTTTGAAATTCTTCTCGTCATAGTCTTCCGACCATCCAATACAGCCTGGGTTAGACTGTATTTATCGTTGAACATTATCTTCTTCATTGTATCTTTCTTTTAACTCTTTCAAAACAATCTCCATACCTTCATCCAGTCCTTTCTTGTAGCCTGATATATGCTCACCTATGTTGTAAACCAAGCATCCTGCAACGATAAGAATAACTCCTACAGTCCTATGCCAATAGAGAAAGGATACACTGAACGGTGAGAATGTCAGTCGGAAGTGACCGATGAATAATGCTGATATGATGAATATCGCAAGAAAAAATATTAGGTTTGCTTTCATAATCATATAAGTTTTAATGCTTCTTGTATTCCAGCTTCCAGTGCTTCCTCATAAGATTTATAAATTTTATCAACTTCTGTTTCAGAAAGAAAATCATAATCCTTTATATCGTAAAGTCGATAATACCATCGTCCATATTGATTAAAATCAACAGCTATATGAATAGAATGATTTTCACGAAGCCACTTTTGGGCGACCGATTGAGGTGGAACAGATAAATATTTATAACAATAATGCAAAGTGGAAATATTTATAAGATATTTTCTTTGTTGGAAACCTTTTCTTTTTAATATTTTCGCAGTCTCTAATGTTACGAGTTCTTCGGTCATGGCTATTGTCTTTTCAAATTAATAATCTTCGTTTCGTAGTTGTCAAGCCCCTTTTTATGGGTACGGATAATCACTATACTATCATTGAGATAAGTCACGCTTCCCTCACTTGTACGGTGTTCTATAGGGTATTCTCCAGGGTTATTGCACCCGAATAGTGCAACTGTTGCCAAAATGATAATTATTTTCTTCATACTTTAAAGTGTTCAATCAGTTCGTTTACGGTAGCCTTGTGAATGGTATCCGTGTTAATGTCAACATCATTGTAAGCCCAGTAGGTAGAGAACCTGATTTCTGAACACTGAATCCATTTATTCCCATCCGTAAACCATTGGTATTTATCTGTATCGTCCCTCAATGCAGCGATAGCCAAGAAAAGTTCCTCGTTGGTTCCGCAATCAATTCTTCCTTTCTTGGTGACAGTATCTACATCATATACCACTCCATATAAATTACCATAAGACGTTATGATAGCCTTTCCCTCTTCGATACTTTTATGACTTCCCTTGCCGTCATAATTATGTGCATCTAAAGTTGTATCACCAGAATTAAGGATTTCATATCCCAACTCTTCCAGTTCCTTTCTAAGTTCCTTTGTATTTTTGCGAATAAAGCACGGTGTTGTAAATCCCATAGTTATTCCTCCTTATCTATTTTTGATTATTTCTCCAGCGTTTTTAGGTGTTTCACGATAATAAGATGTAACAGTTACTTTGCCACGTTCAACAAATGCTTCGCAACCAATAACGGCACAAACAGCATTAAACTCATGACACACAGATAGCAGTGAACATCTTTTACAGTTAATTTTATATTGTACCGCTTCATGTAGTACTCCGTCTATTATTATTCCGTTCTTTATTTCCATGATTATTTTCTCCTATGCGTTTTACGGTTTTTATTCTTCTTCCTGCGTTTCGCAATCTGCTTATTTGTACACCTATCATCTTTGGGTCGGTACTTCGTTTTAGAAGGTACGTCACATCGTTCTAAAATAGGTGTATCAACGTATGGATTGTAAATCTTATAATAAGGATTTTCGTTCCACGAAATTTCATTCTTCATATTTACTCCTCCTTCTTTTTAAGGCTTATATCAACTGATAACCTATCGGAAATTTCCATGATTACAACGTTAAGATTATATTGGTTTTTATATGCTCTATGGGGGAAACAGCTAACGCAGATTTATCCTTTTCTCTGCATATATAAAACATGTTACTGACTTTTAAACCCGTTTCGGTTTCAAGTTTTTCCAGAATATGAGCTATCTCCATTTCGGCTTTCGCTTTCTTGTTTTTTGCTTCTTCTATATCCATGGTTATTTTCCTTTCAATTTCTTTATTAGTGCATCAGCCACCCTCAAAGAGCCTATTGCAATATCATCATAAGTTTCACTGTCATCGTTTATTCCTAAAGCAATACAATACCCTTGCATAGCGGATTTTGCCAATTCATAACGCCTTTGCTCCCAATCAATAGTTTCAAAATTATCAAAGAAGTCGAGTTCTGACACTTTGAAATACCTACCATTCACTAAGGCAGTCCCAACGTCGAATAAGCCTTCAACCTCTACAATCTCTCCGGTTGATTTTATTCTTGCTTTCATAACTGATTAGTTTTAATATACCCATTTTCAATACACCAGCACAACATCTCGTAGGCTTCATCCAATAGATTTCCGGAAACTTTAACAATGAATGGTTCAGACATGCTTTTTTGATAACTTATAGCCCAAGGACCAGCAAAAAGAGGCTCAACGCACAGCTTATACGTTATACAGAAGACATTTATGTATCGCGGCAGCTTATCGAGAATATCCTGCAAAGTGTAAGTGGGAATTATTTCCCAAAATGCACTATTTCGTTTTTAATTAATTACATCTTCATATATTTCAAGTTCCCATTTTGCATTTTTATAAAAAAGAGCGTAACACCAACACATGCTTCCATCGCTTGTATCCAGCCCAAGCTCCTGCAAATGTTTCATCTGTTCGACTGATAATACTTGTTTTGATTTCATAATTCCTCCTCCAATTTTTCCAAAAGTTCCTTGGATAACATTTCACAATAATAAATATTATCTATCATTGTGTCATCAGAACTTATATCTGCCTTAAACCTCTTAACAAGTACCCAGCCATACCATTTTTTCACTTGAACGTCAAAAATGTGGTCAAAAAGTCCGTATCTGTATATTCTGTATTTTCCCATATCTCAATCTCCTTTCTCCTTAATCCGTTCCAGCACATCCTTGTTGGCTTCGAGTATATCATTGAAAGAGGGGATGGGAAACCATGCAACAACATCATCTATCACTTCATCATAATGGCCGCCATTACTTTTCATCCATCTGTTTTCAGATGAAAAATACGCTTTGAATATATCACCATTCATAACCATTACAATACAGTCGCCAGATGTGTCACAACCAGCCTTGTCCTCAACGCTTATCCACGGATATTGCTTTGCCTGCCAGTCTGCACCTTTTATAAAATATTTTTTCGCCAATGCTGGCAATCCTCCCCAATCTGGCATCTTATTGTAAGCCATGCTTTGGGCTGCTTCTTCTACTGTCTGTTTCATAATCAATGACTTTTAATTTTCTTATATTTACCACATGCTAATATTAAATTTCCACTTTTGTGTAATTACTAAAATCACAATACAAGTATTGACACCAACCACCGAAGCGATATTTATCATTTAGATACCTACATTGGGAAGTCCACTTACTCTTTGTAATAATCTCGTACACCGTTCCTTTATGGATGAAAAGGTCGCCGACTTTTAAATTGGAAAGTTTAACTGTTTTCATTGGCACATTCTGCTATTCGCTAAAATCTATCTTCCCTTGTAGCACTTCCTCTGCATAATATTGGTCAAAAGACTTGTCACTAATCCACCAATTAAAACCGAATTCTGCATTGGTAAAGTTACGATTGAGATACCCGGCATCAATGAGCTTTTGTATGGTCTGAATCCATTTACGTTTTACATGGGGGAAGCGTTGCATATCCCTTATCTTCTGACGATAGTTCGACATCGGGCAAAGAATGCAGCCAATCCGTTTATATCCCTCATCATATAGCTTGCAGTGTGGTACTTTCACCACCTCATTCAGGAACTCCCACACATCACGTTCCGTCCAATTGATAATTGGAGAAACAAGTATCTTGTCCTTGCCTTTCACGCATGTTACCATCTGTTCTTTGTGTTCGCTCCACTGGTCGAAATTCCCGCTGAACTTATGGGAACTGATTTCGATTTCCTCACGCTTGCTCCGTCTTGTGCTTTCCTGCTTGCGGATTCCAATCAGCGTAACCTTTCCTGCACCGGATGTTTCCTTGAACTCGGCACAACACCATCTTATCGTTCTTGTAGGCAATAAGTGCTTTTTCAAAGCCATGTAGTAAATTGACATCTTAGGCTTTATCAGCTCCACATCCGGATAATTCCGTTTCACAAAGCGAATAACCTCTGGCGGGTCTATACTTGTAAGGTTCATGTGAGCCTTGAATTTCACTCCTGCCAGTTTTGCAATATGGTATAATGCCTGACTATCTTTTCCGCCGGAGAATGCCAAATAGAATCCATTCTCCGGGTCAAGTTCCAATGCCATTCTTTCACTCTTGCGAAGCAGGGTTATTGAATAATCTATTTTTGACTGTAAATTCATTTGTTTTCCTTTCTTTTATTGTCTTCCGAAACACACATTTTGCACCATGACGTCTTGATTCAGAACCACTCTTCATCCACTCCAACCTCTACCGAAAGCCAGTCCATGAGGAGGGTTATAAGGTTATAAATAGGTTTCATTTCACTTGCTACCATTAATTCATCCATTTAACTATGGTATTACCTTTAAATCCTTTTTCCCATACATACCATGCGTATGCCACCGCGCTCCCGCCGCCAGCTCTCATTTTCTCAAACTCAGCGTTCTTTGCGCAAAGGATGCGGCTGCTCGACACATAGATGTTTTTGGGAGGAAAACGGGTGAATAGCGCCTTGCGTTCCTTACCCTCCATGAACTGAACTTTCAGGAACATGGCAACCTTGTTCCCTTCCGGTATGACGCTTAGAGCCTTGTACACAAATTCAAGAGCATACCTGTAAGGCGGGTTGGTGACTATATCACCGTTCCAAGACTGGTTCTCGATTGAAAGGAAGTCGAAAACCTCATTTCCGCATCGGTCTACCAGGTCGGAACTGCGGACATTATACCCGTGTTTCTCGAATACGCCTGACAAATGCTTCTGCCCACAGGCGCATTCCCATATATTATGAGAGAACTTTTCTTCTTTTAACAGAAGTTCTGCCGCTATCGGATCTGTAGCATAGAAATCTTCATTTTGGCGGTCCTTATCCGTGTGGTTGCTTGCTCCAAGAGTCCTAAATATTGAGTTAGAATTACCAACCTTGTATTTATCAGTATTCATTTTTTCACCTCCTTCGGTTTCCAGTCATTAGGTACTTTCGCCCATTCTCTGAAAGCACTGTCGAATCCGTCAAGGTCAGAGAACATATCCATCTTGGCAGTATCGGTGGTTACGAGGGTGGCAAACTCTTTGAAATACTTGTCGGCAACTCTAACAAAGTCGTTGTGCAGCTTCTTCAAGTTTCCAAGCAGAAGACCGTTTTCAGCCATTAAATCGCTCGCTTCCTCTACTAAGTTATTGGCTTCACAGTTCAGCAGGTGTGCAGCGGATAGCAACATGTTCATTCTGTCAATGCTACCATTGGCTATGGCGGCGTCAATTAGTTGTTTTCTTGGTTTCATAATCGTGTATCTTTTTTCATCAGTTACAAGTAAGTCCTTAAACAATAGTCCGCTATCCAGTAGCAGACAAAATAAAAAGCGGCATACGCTGTCAGGATTGACAGAATAGTCGCTATCAGTTTTAGATCTTTCATCTTCGGCTTTCCCCCTCGATTTTTATCACATTAAACATCTCTTTCACCCGGTCGGCTATATAGGCTCCATACCGTTGAGAGAACTCCTTGTCCGGGTCAAGATTGGTAGTCATGTGGGTATAGAAATTATATCGCTGCTCATAACGAAGTTGTAAAACGGTCTGAATGGCATTTATGCCCGTACCAAAGTGTTTGGCATCCATAGGCTCCCGTCCTACTTCGTCAATGGCAAGATTGTGCATACATGACCTATCTGTGTACAGGCTCAACCCGATAATACCTTTCTCGGCAAACTGTAAGGCAATCTCGGCAGCACTGGTAAACTGAAAGGTCAATCCAGCATCCGCGCCGCCAATACAATAACGGGCGATTTTTGCCGCATAGTTCTGTAGCCCTTTCAGCAAAGTGGACTTGCCCACTCCGATAGAGCCGTGTAATAATAACCCCTTGCTTACATCCAATACTCCGGGAATCCCCCAAACCCATTGATAAAGGGCTTTCAATAATTGGCGATTACTATCATCAACCATAAAGACTGGCGAGATTGTTTTCATAGATGCAACGAGTTGATTACGCCAATATATGTCAGCCTGTTCCCTACTCCATTGCTTCTGATTAACCTTATTTACCGAAGACGATTGATTGGATGCCGGCGGAGCTTTCGTCTGGTTCTGTATCAGTTTTCCGATTGCTTCCATTTCTCGCTTGAGATATAATTTCATTAAACTTAGAATTGATATTAGTTACGCTGAAGTTATCAAATATCCATCCCTCTTTAATTGAGGAAAGAAGATACTGAAGGGCGTACAACAAAGAATCATTCGAAACATCCATCTGTTTCTGTTCCCTTTGAAATTTGAGTTTATTCAATAACTGAGACATGGCACCTGCATCTTTTGCAGTCCAGTAATAGCTATTAGAAAAAGTCTTTCTGAAATACTCCTCAAAAAGAAAGCGGGCTTTAGAATTAATTTCCTTAGGTTCACTTTTCTTCCTACCTCCCCCTTTTAAAGGGGGTGAGGGGGATATACTTTTCTTTCTCTTTACTTTTACTTTACTTTGTTCATTATTGACATCATTAATTGAATTAATTCCGTCATTAATTGAATTATTGACATCATTAATCATATATTCGGGAATTAGCTCTGTTTCTTTTCGTTTATAAGTAGCAAGGAGAAATCGTTTCTGTATTCCAAAAGAGGTTAGAACATGATATTTCTCATAAAGTGTGTTGTCGAAAAAGCCGACTTGTAATGCTTTTATCAGTACTTCCTTTACTGCGCCCTCGGAAACCCCAACTATGTCAGCAATAACAAAAGGCAAATCTTCATCCCACACAATGTAATACCCTTCATCTTTGTAGATATTACACAGCAGGCAAATAAGTATAGAAGCAGACTGGGAACCGCATGCTCTCGAAATCTTCCTTATCTTAACATCTGAAAAGAAACCGACATCCATAGGGAAATAATCTATCCCTTGTTTGGTAGGTCTACCAGCCATATTGTTTTGATATTAATACGCATGAATACAGTTTCTTTTACTATCCGCTACAAAATGTTTATTAAAAAGATTACAATAAACCACTCTGGGATTATCCTTAGAGACAGAAATGAATCTTCCTCTCTTACACTTTGCACATGTATCCGGTCGGATTACCTGCTTTTCATTTTTCTTTACCATAATTTAAAATCTTACGTTGGTTAATTGTCTGCCATTAGAATAGACCGCCCATTTACCGTTACCACTGTCGTGTAAGCGCAGGTTTGTTACCTCACCGAAGCGGTTGATGTTACCACAGAGGTCAACTATCCAGCCACATTCTTTGGAAGGATGCGGGCGGATGGCACGACCAACTATCTGATACCACATAGCAAGTGACATTGTAGGACGTGCCATAACAACTGTATCAAGTTCCGGATAGTCAAAGCCGGTGGTTAATACCCCGACATTCGCCACTACCGAAATTTCACCAGCCTTGAATGCTTCAAGTATCCTTTCGCGCTCACCTTTTGGGGTGTCACCCGAAACGATTGCGGCTCCGGGTATAGACCAGGTAAGCCGCTCCGCTTCTTTCAGAAAACGGGTAAAGACTAAAATACCTTTCCGTTTTCCTCCGGCTTTGGGATTCATCAGTCTTTGGACAATATGAACGAGATAGCCGTAAAAGTCTATCCGTTCATATTCTCTTTGAACTGACCTATCTGTATAGTCGGCACCAGTAGTATTTACTTTCAAGTTAAGTTCGTTCCATCCCGAAGGATTCATTGGATAGTAATTCAACTTCGCCAAATAGCCCATATCTAATAGGGTTGATACCTGTACATGATAAATGACCTCTGAAAAGACATGAGGCTTTGTCCGGGTGATAAATTTCAGCATAGAACCAAAGTCACGGCTGGAACTTAAACGATACGGTGTAGCTGTCAGTCCAAGAACCTTACACTTCACCGCTTCAAAAAAATCTTTGTACATACCCTCTTTAGGGTTAACAAGGTGGCATTCGTCCACGATGATGTTCTTGAAGTGGGTGAACAGTTCGGGATGATTCTTCACACTGCCGATGGTGGCGAATGTTATCCGGCTTATTTCTTTTGAGTTAAAGGATGCAGAATAGATGCTGCAATCAAGAATACCGTATGAACAGAGTTTCTTGAAATTCTGTTCGAGTATTTCCTTCGAGGGCTGGAACACCAAGGTATGACCGTCAAGCCTTGCGGCTATATCCGCTATGATAAGCGACTTTCCGCTGCCCGTAGGTAATACCATGATAGCATTTGTTTTCTTCGCCTTGTTGTTGAAGAAAGAAACGGCAGCATCAGAGGCTTTCTGTTGGTAATCTCGTAATACATAACTCATAGCCCTTTCTCCTTTCGTAACTTCTTATTAAGTGCTTTGTAATACTTGATTAGCTGTTCGTACTCAAAATCAGTCATTTTGGAAGTGCTGGCAACTTTGACTTTCAGCAAATCAAACTTCTGTTGACCGATTTTACCAATTAGATTCACCCGATAGCCTTCCAAATGGTCGGCTTTGAACCTGTTGCAGTGCCGGCATTCGGCATGGCAATTATTCTCATCAAACCGTGTTGCCAAATGTGTACGACTGAAATAGTGCCCGCAGTCTGCTTGTGTAAACGGCTTTATCTGCCCGCACGAGATACATCTAAAATACCCGTTTGGCATTGCATCACGAAGCCGGATAAAAAGGGAAAACTCCTTGTCGAGCTTAGCTTTCAAATCCGGCTTCTTCTTTACTGTTACCCCTGCTTTATCAAACAGAGGTAAAGGCTTGTTTTTCTTCTTAGCCTTTGTTCGTTTTATGTAGTACGGCATTGTCTATTTGTCCAATTGTTCCATCAAGTACCTTGTCTCTTGAACGACGGCTTGTTTATCCCAGTCATATTCATTGTCTCCATAATGGAATGTGTCAAACCCGAATATCCACCAGTCATCACCAACTTCTGTATTGTCGGTGATAAATTCTACATCGTCCAATATAGGATTCCTTTTACCGACATACTTGGGATTATATTTTCTTTTGCTTCCAAAAGATTCTTCACCGTTTATTGCTGGTTCAGAAAATGTGATGCCCCCATGTACGTCTATATCCTCAATATCAAAATAAGACATCCCATGATATTTGTTCACAGGGGGAACAGCCACATATCCGTTATGCGTTCCATACTCTACCATAGTGGACTTAAACCATTTGTTTGATTTTATAAATGCTACTGCTTTATTTTCCATAGTTTTTTATTTAAATCCCCATTCTTTCATGTAGTCAATGTTTTCAGGAAATCCCTCTACTGATTTAGGACTAAGGAATATTT